CCAAAGGCGGTTCGGTGTGTTCTCGGTAAAGAAACCAGCCGTCACAGCCCAGATGCTGTCCTCGATACCGGACGCCTCATCAAAGATCACCATCACACCATCAAAGTTGTGAACTCCAGCATAAGCATCTGGGTTCTCGGCTGACCACAGCCGGCCCTCAACAGCCCAGTAGCGTGTGCCTTTTTTCAGATCCTTTTCCACCAGATCAGTGAGCCAGTTGGCAGGCGTGATCTTTGTCGCTGCAACCTCAAACCAGTGGCTGTTAATACTCATCGCCAACCACTTGGTGATCTCGGCCCATGTGACCGCACGAAGCTGAGACTCTGAGTTGGCCGAGATGATGGTGGTCGAGCCAATCCTGGTGGACAGCATCCAGATGGTCAACCAAGACACCAGTGCAGACTTGCCAATCCCTCGGCCAGAAGACACAGCATGACGCAGTGTCTCAAAGTCTATGCGGCCCTGCTGGCGCTTGATGTGCTCGGTGATCTCACGCAGCACCTCGCGTTGCCACTTGCGTGGACCCTTGAAGTTCGCCAGTGGCGTGTTCTCCTGGCCCCAAGGAAAAGCAAACAAGACAAAAGCCTCAGGGTCGTCGGCAATCGCCGGTGTCCACAGCGTTGCCATCAACTCTTGTTCGTCTTCGGGCTTGTAGATGGTGGTTTGCATTTATTTGTTCTGGCGACCTTGACGCATAAATTTACGCATCTCGTTTTGTGTGTATGCGTCTTGCTGGGCTTGTTCTGCGGCCAAAAGATCCGGCGCGGCAACACCCATTGTTGCGGCAATTGCGGCAGTTCTGCGGAATGGGTCAAAGGCGGCAAATCGGGAGCGCAACTGGTCAGTGTCTGCCGTTACATCCCACAACCTGCCATTTCCTCTATCCAAAGTGTGACCTGTGTATCCAAGAGACTGCACGTTGTCATAACCAGTGGCCCTTAACAAAGTATCGGCATCTTTGCCGCTGGTAATTGGCACCGGCGCATCAAAATTGGTAAATTCCACAGCAAAAGTGCCATCAGGGTTTGCCAATGCTTCTGGACGCGCTCTGTCATAACCACCGCCAAACTGATTCCAGTTTTCACGCTGGTTAGCAAAGAAGTCACGGGCATCTTGCACATCTTTAAATTCACGCCTTTCCCGACCAACAGTAAACCTTGCTTTATCAGACGGCAACATTGACTCACCAGCAAACTTACTCAGCTTTTGCAAGTCATCAGCATTTGGCGCATCAATTTGTAAATGACCAGATCTGTTAATCCTTAATGGGAAAACAGCGCCACCAGCACCATAAGCACTGGCATCACCAGCAGCATCTGTTGTCGTATATACGCCAGTACCATAAGCGTCACCAGTCCGAATTGATCCAGATTCACCGCCAGCGACCAGTTTCTTAATGTTTTCAGGTGTTTTGCTTCCATGAAACACCTCATCAGGAAACATAATTGCCGCCCTTTGCTCTGCCGTATTGTTTGCAGGCAAACCCAGACCGCCTTGAGATGGTGGGAGCGCGGCACGCTGCTGCGCCAGCCGCAAGGCTTCCTCTTGCGGTGCTGCCACGCCAGGTCGCAAGAAATTCATCCCACCAACAGCTTGCGTAGACATACCAACTGGCAAACCCCTAGTCGCAAAAGCTGCTTGCCTTGCCGCCCTCGCTGCCTGCAAGGTCGCCATCGTGGCAGGTTGCGCCAGTGGTGCTACGGCCATTGCCGCCTCAATAGCCTCTGGCCTAATCTGGGTGGTCATCCCTCTACCAGTTGTCAGTGGCTCGCCATAGGACAAGCGATCCAATGTCTGACTCACCGCTGGCAGTGACAAGAACTGCGCCATGCCCTGCATCTGCTGCGTGCGCTGCGGTGCGTAAGACGCAGCCGCCAAATCAGCCAAGTACCCAAGCACCTGGTTGCGTGGGGTCGCACTCAACGTGTCTTGGTACGCCAGCATGTTTGCTGGACGCTGGGCGAGGGCGTTTTGGTAAATCGGCATGGGGCGATGTTAATTGATTTTTTAAAAAACAAAAAATTAAAAATTGTGTGAGGGGCTACCGTCACCGTGACCTTCCGCCGCCGGCCCTACCCCCCCGCCCTCGCCGGCGGGACGGCCAGCCACGGGTTGTGCACAGGGTTTTGTCCACAGTTATCCACAGCGGCTTGTGAATAACTAGGAATGTAGGCAGTCGGTGCTAGTTTTTCTGTGGATAATTTGGCATCGACTTTACATAATGAACGTTGTAGGAAGTGACTACGCTTTTGCGTCAGGGTTAACCCTAATGCGTAGCCGGTTGGGCGCGTGCGCGTAACGATACAAAATCTATGCGGAAAGCGCATAACCCTCCCATCAACAACATTTAATCCAGCCAAACCAGCAGCGATTACCTCACCAAATGTCACGAATCAACAGCTTTGCTCTCGACATCCACTACGTTGCTTTCATCTTTAAGCACACGCTGCTTTGCTTCTTTGAGCGCATCCATGACGCTAATGCGGGTGTCGGTCACGGCAACGTCGATGCGATCGCCGTATCGTTTGGCGTACAGCTTTGACGCTACCCACTTGCGTGCGTCCACTTGCATACGCTTTTGCTGAACCCAAGCAGACGCCATTGGTCCTTCCAAGTGTGCTGGCATCTCTGCATCGGACAACTCGATGATCTCTTCAGCCAGTCGATCGGCACGGCTTTCGGTTGCTCGTTCGTACATGGCGCGGAACTCTGCATTGTTCCGAATCATGAGCATGGCGCATTGGTAGCTGGGCATACCAGGCTGCTTGAGGGTGCTGGTGATGCTTTTGCCAGTTGAGATCTGTTTGCATATCTCAGCCCAGATTGGGTGCTCAATCGGATACAGCGTTGGCCTGCCTGGACGATTCTTCACTGTCATTTCTGACGCCAAGTTTTCAGTCACTTGTGGACTCCTAAAAAATAAGGGTACTCACACCAATGCGGTGCTTTCCCCGAAAGTGCGGCAACTGCATTTGCACACGCCATCATGCTATCACCTCGATCTCAACCTTGTAAGTCTTGACAGTGCCGGGGCGCTGCCTGTACTGCCATTCCACCAACTGGCTTCCATCATCAATGCCAAGCCAATCAGCCACCCCATCACGCACAGCCTTGAATCCAGACTGAAGATTATCCCCATCCAAGGCCCTAGGAGCCACTCTGGTGAGCACAATCGTGCAAGGTGGGGCCGGAGGTGCGGCAACACTCGCCAGCGCGTTAAACGCCTTCTGGCGCTGACTCTTCACCAACCTCGCTTTCACCGCCCAGTGCATCCTCATGTTCGCCATGCTGACCACCTTCATGTCCATTTCCACTTCAATCATTCCAACTCCTTAAAAACCCCGAACCCCATGTACCGATACTTTGACCCGACTTTGTGTACCGAACCGAAGGGGGTATATATACCCCTTCGGTACGTTTCGGTACAACGGGCAAGTCGGGCATCGGTACGTTTCGGTACGTTTCGGTACATCGGTACATGGTTTCGGTACACTTGGACTGTACCGAACGAACCGAAATCGGTACAGATCGGTACGGTTCGGTACATTTCACCCTCAAAATAATTGCCGTTTCGGTACATCGGTACATCAATTCTGGCTGTTTCTGGCATGGTCATTGCTTAAATTGCCTCAGAATTTGGTGCCTTCGGTACGGTTCGGTACACGTCATTGCGCACGTTAACCATGTCCTTTTTGGTCAAACCCTCAACCGATTCCTTAAATCTTCTGGAGTTCAGCCCGTGGCTCTTGGCCGATTCCCGCCACTCATCGTAGTTCGCTGACACGGCCATACCGTCCAAGCCATCAGCCTGCTTCTTGACCTCGATAGCAACAAGGCAGTTCAATGCGATCAACTGGTTGCCCGGCAAGATCGTCCGCTTTTGCACGCTGCTGACCAGCCCTGAGATGTCCACACTGGTGAGATATGCACCCTTGACCGCATTGCCGTGCTTGTCGAGGATGGGCAGATCCACTTGGGTGATCTGGAAGTTCTTGGCCGCTGGCATTTCTGCGTCCTTCATCTTCTTAGACTCGAACTGGATGGTTTTGGTTCCCGAGTCCAACTGGCACTTGTACTCTGCATCCAATGCGCCCTTCAGTGCTGTGCTACCCCGTGACCGGTCCTTGTCCATTGCGCCACTGTGGTGTACAACCAACACACAGCACTTGTAATCTTGGCGCAAGTAAGTGTCCAAGTGCTGGATGAAGCTGTTCATGTCCTGAGTGCTGTTCTCATCCCCGCCCATGTTCCGAGCCAAGGTGTCGATGACGATCATGGATGGCACATGGCCGCACTCGGCCGACAAGGTTTTGATGGAGTCAGCCACCAGAGCAGCCTCTGTTGCGTCATACAGTTGCGCTGCCCTGTGGCTTTTAAACAACGGTGCGCCGTCAAGTGTGGTGCCATTGCCCAATTCCCAGCCCTTAAAGCGCCGAGCCAAACCATTGTGTCCCTCGCCAGCGATGTAGAACACTGCACCTTGCTGAACTTGGTGACCGTGCCAATCACGCCCGGTTGCCACGCAGCAGGCCAAGTCAATTGAGACAAAGGACTTTCCCCCGCCTGGGTCACCGAACACCTGCGCCAAGCT